TCTATAGAGGCTTTTGTTATAGAAGCCTTTTCTGTAGACGCCTTGGAAACAGATAAGTCAACAGAAGCTTTGTCCACAGAGGCTTTTTCTGTAGAAACTTTATCAACAGAGGCCTTTTCTGTGGAAGCCTTGCTAGTGGAAGCCTCCGCTAAAGCCTTAAATTCAACCGCAGCTTGTTTTAAAACATCTTCCTCTTTCCCCGATCCTGCATATTTGGCGGCCACCTCTTCGGGCACCACAAAGTTATTGAACTGCTTTGCAATGTTCTGCAGCTCATCTCGAGATACATACGTTGGATCTATTGCAGCCCTAGCATTTTCTAGCGCTCGCTCTTGGGTTTCGCCCGCCCCAACTAAAGACTTGTAAACTTGTTCAGTTGGATTTCCTGCTCCTTCCGCCTGATACCTCTCATCAACTTCTTCAGGCGTAATGGCAAATTTTGAATTGGCACTGTTTGCAATGTAAGCAATCAGACTTGGATCGGTAACTCCACTTGCTTTTGCCGCATCCGAAATAGAAGAAATTGCTTTAGCTGAACTGGCAGCGTCATTAGGGTCAACTTTCTGGCCTTGAGCGACGGCTATTGCAACATCAGGGTTTGTGAAAATAGCAAGGTTTCCCTTCAAACCAGCTCCAGAAGCTATTGTGCCTCCGGTAAGACCCCCGACTAAACCAGCAAAAGCTGCCTGTGCTAAATTTTTTCCTGGGTCAACTTCAAGACCGTTCGTTGCTTTATAAATGTCTGCAACCAAAGCTGGAACTGCGTCTTCAACTGCCTCTTCCCTTGCCTCCCCAGTCGTTGTTTTTCTGACTGTAGATACATATCTGTTTAAAGCGTCTTGAGCGTTTTGCCCAGCGGGTGTATCGCCGTTTTTAACCAAAATCTTTGATAATAAATTTGAAGAATCCTTGTTGCCTTTCGCTTGCAAGGCTGTAGAGGTAACAAGTGTTGCCGTAGCAACTGACATTCCTGCAGTCATGGCCATTTCTGCCGCTTCAGCCGGGCTTTTCCCGCTTTTTATTGCCGCGGAATAGACGTCTTTGTAAGTGTTATCAAAACCTGAAGCTGCCCCTGCAAAAGTTTCAGAGCCTTCTGCAACCACTACCCCAGTCCGACGGCCAATAGCAGAAGCAAGCTCATTTGTTGCACCATATGACCTAGCGGCAGAGGTTGCGTATTTTGCAGCTACAACACCAAGACCGCCGGTAAACAACTCACTTACAACTTCTGTTCCAACAAAGTGGGCTAAAATAGGCAGCGGATTTTTATAAAGATTTTCTGCAATTGCGGCCGCAGTGCCAGAAAACCCTTTTGCCCCAGAAACAGACTGGGTCATTTCATCTAAAGCGGCTTGAGTTTCCGGCGTTCTTGCCCTATCACTAAGTTTTGATAGAGCGTCTGATACTTTTCCTGCGGTGGTATTTTTAGCATCAACTCCCAAAGCAGAACCGACTAAAGCAAAAATATTAGCGGCATCAGCTCCGCCGCTTAAAAGTACTGATACGGTATCCCTAACAACGCCAGGAGCCTTGTCTTTTAAACTGTCAATAATTCCTGATGCAGATTTGAAAATTTCAGATTCTTGTTTATCCAGAGAGGCAGGCCGAAGGTTTGCCGGGATACTTTTTATAGTTGAAAGATAAGCAGTTGGGTCAAGCTTCTTTATTTCGTCAGGGTCGGATATTCCGTACTTCTGGTCCCGAACTCGAGCGCTCTGAATTTGAACCCATACATAACTGCCGTCCGGGTTGCGGAACATTGTGGCAGTTCTCTCCTTGTAAATCTGATCCGGCGTAGCAAACTTTGCCCCAGTTGGAAGTTCAAAAACGCTGAGAGAAGGCGGGTTCCAGGAGCCATAGACCGTTGATAGAGCAGGCGCCTTGTCCTTGACAATGGTTGTCTTTGCTAACGCTTCAGGCGGCGTGTTAACCGTATAAACCGCGCCATCTTCTCCAGTCACCTGGAATGTCTTTTGTCCTTTTTTTCCAGCTTCATACGCTGCAGTAGCCCACTCCCTAGCTGCAGACGGCTTGACCGTAAAACTAGATGGAGTCTGGTCGCCGTAGTCGCTATAGGCATCAGCAAGGTCATTAACGACGTCCTGGTTAAGCATCGAAGCAGGCACATTTGCAGCCTTCGATAAACCATCAGCGATCCCCTGATTATCAGACAGGTCCTTTAGCTTTTGCTCCGACTTGTTGATCGGCTGCGACATTCCAGAAGATAGCCAGTGGTCGTAACTGTCCTCTGGTGGGTTTCCATGCAAGTCTGAATATTGTTTTGCATCAAATTCTGGGACTAACGATTTTACAAAAGAAATTTTAGTGTTGTCGTTTAGCTTGTCGTTGTAATCTTTAAGGTTTGACCCCGCCGCAGCAAGGTCAGATTTGAGTGCGTTAAACTGTTCCACACTCTTTGGGATCGACGTCTTTAAAGTGTCAAGTTCTCTGTTTAGTTCGCCAGTTTCGTCTTTGAACTTGTTCCATCTGTTTTGTAGCGAGGAAGATGCAATTGAATATCTTTCGTTCGCCTTGTTAAGGGTGTCGATTTGATTGTTTATTTCTCCAAGACCGGCCCCGGACTCAATCAAGCTATAGTAGTCACTGGTAGCCTTTTCTTGCGCTTTTTGAGCATCATTAAACTCAGTCATTGCTGGGTCTAACTGGCTCTTGATTGTCGAAAGCCTTTCCTGAAGTACCGACTGCCTGTTCTGACTTGCGGTAATAGTATCTACAAGACCATCTAAATCCGCCGCAGACTTTTCAACAAAAGAAGACAGATCCCCGGATGTTTTTATTTTTTGTTGAGCGCCTGTGCTTAGATTTTTTTTAAGACTCTCAACCCCGGACCTTGCAAGTTCATTGAAGGAATCCTGCCCGGCCTTCACCATTGTTTTTATTAAAGCTTGGTCAACCGGTTTGTTTTGAATTAAAGCCGTTGCAGTATTTGAAATGCCAGAAACCAACAGCCTTTCTTGTTGTGGCGTTAATCCGAGCCCCTTGACAGAATCCGTAATAATTCCCGAGGCTGTAATCGCAGACTGAATTACAGCGGCGGTTACTGGTTGCTTGCTTAGTTTTGCCTCTACCGCATCCGCAATTATTTGTTGAGATCCGGGAGACAACTTGCCAAAATCAGAAACCTGACCCAGAACGTAAGGGATGGCTGCGCCAACACCTGCCTCTGCAAAAGTCTTTAAAACATCTCCAGCGTCTCCGGTCCTGACAATTGACTGGATTGTGTTTTTTGTGCCGCTGACAACCGTCTGTTTGATTACATTTGCAACATCCCCTTTGCCAAATGTAGAATCAATAACGCCGCCAATCTCCTTGCCTACCAAGTTTCCTAAATAATCGCCTGCGAATCCCTTTGCAAAAGACTCAAAAATGTCACCAACGTCTCCAATTTTGTTGGCGGCGGCCTGAATTGCTGTAGAGATAACGGCAGTTCCAAATGCACTAGCCGCGGCTCCACTAAGACCAGCAGCGGCCCCTATCAGCCCCCCAACACCAGTAAGTGAAACCCCAAGGAAAAGAATTGGGGCAATTTTGTTCCAATCGCTTGAATCAGACCACTGCGGAGACGGGGCAAATAGAGTTGTTCCGTTGGCCTGCTTTACTGGCTGGAGGCTGTAGTCGGTCCACCCCTCCCCCTCTCCAGTCGAACCAAACTTGGCAGGAATCTCCTTCCCGTTTAGTTTGTTTATTGTTACTTCATAAGCCGGTTTTGTAGGAATCAGTTTTGATGTATATACCGGCTCGTATTTGTATTTGGTAAAGTAACCTGTGCCGTAAGGAGCCTTTTCTCTATACGCTACTTTAACCTTCTTCCCCGTATCTACTTTTTCATAGTGTTGAGGGACTGCCGGAATGGTTTTTGTTCCAATGTCGTTAAGGCTAGTGACTCCGTATTGGTTATACAGGATGTCAGACATTATCTGAACGTGTCGATCTGCCTGCAAAGCCTTATTAGAGTACGCACCATTAGCAGCATTATTTATTAAAAATAATTCCCCTTTTAGCTTTGTGAGCGCATCATCCATATATCACCATGTCCCTGTTCGAGCTTTTTCGTGAATTATTTTGTTTTTATAGTCAATCCCGGAAAACTCTGCAAATTGCTCTAGAGTTCTAACGTTACCCAAGCCGAACCGCCCAACATCTTCGCTGCGAAACAACATTGCAGAAAGGCGCATTTTGGCTCTTACATCCAGATTCCCCCATTTTAACTTACGATCTTCGTCTTCATCTTCCGACCAATGTTTTTTTCTGTAGCTGTCTCCGTCACCCTTTTCAAATAAGTGATAAATCGGCATCGCAGGGGCATGATACACATCCCATCCATGCGTAAATGCCCTGACAGCTAAAGAGTGCTCCTCTCCATTAAAGTAAAGGTAAGGGTCATAAGGCACGTCATACACGAACTTTCCAGGCGAAAAAATACACCCAGCGCCAATATAAAAACCTCTCACTGGAACCAAAGAGTCCACCCCAACTGGATGTACGGGTATCACCACCCCGTTTTCCTCAAAGGAGGCATCTTTTGTACAAACGTGCCCAATCACCTTCTCGTCATCAATGACCGGCGTTGATTTCCCGTTCTTAAAGGTAAACCCTCGAGGATAGCTAGAGATCAGGCACTTCTTGTTTCTCATGCGCAAGATTTTGCTCATCTCAACAAAATACTCGTCCCAGTTGTCCCCAAAAATGGTGTGGGAGTCGCATTGCAGAATCCAGTCTTCGTCGTTATACAGCGACATCTGAATAGACCGAGCCCAGCAAGCGCCCCTCGAGGCTGCCGGGTCTATGGCAACGTAGGTGATGTCTGCGCCAAAGAAAGAAGCTGGGTTTATGCGATGCTCCAAGACCTCCTGTTCAACAATGCCAAACCTAATTTTCTCTGGGTACTTGGCGTGGTCTAGGGCGCTTTTGATTGTGTGGGTTAGTAACGGGTCGCGATATGAAGATATACCAACAAAAATAGTGTCAGACATTTCCGTTCATCGTGTTAATAAGGGCAGAGGCCCAGTCCGACCAGTCTCCGTACTGATCAGGATCTGGAATGGCTTCGTTCGCAAAGACTCCGATAGCCTTGAGGCCTCGACCCCACTGCCGCCAATCAGTCTTCTGGTTCGGTATCTCAAGCTGGTTACTGGCAAACTGCTCCACCATCAAGTCAGCCCAAGAGACAAAAGTATGATAGCGCGGGTCATATAAAACAGCCATCAATACCCCCGAACGTCGCCAATATCTCCACTTAGCAAAACTTTCCCGAGCTGGTAATTTCCGTTCACCACGTTGCTAACAAAACGCAGCCTCATCTCCCGCCTCTGCTCCTTCATGTCAATCTTCCCCGTATCAGGCCCAAACACATAGGGCCCAGACGTTGCATCAGCAGACTGTGCGTAAGGTCTTCCGGTGATCACCAGGCTCATATCACCGGTCTGTACAAAATCAGGTTCAACGCGCTCTAGACGAAGCCATTTGTTGTCTCCAGCTACCCCAGCCTGCCCAGGGGTAGGGGACGGTGCTGCAGGGCCTCCTGACACCCAACCCAGGTCGTTTGTCTCAAAGTAGGACTCAATTGCCGCGGAGTCCTGGCCAGTCACCTCATTAACGCCGTACTCATGCTGGTAGACGCGAATCCGATTCAGTGGAGAACTAAACGTTAGCGTCTGGGTACCCGATCCAGTTGCCGCAATTGACATCTGAATGCTCTGGACATAAACCTCACTAACAGGAACAGAGAAGCCAGCTCCGCCAGGGATAGTCGCCGTCAGCACCGCCCCAATAACGTACCCAGAGCCCCTATTGACGATCGTCACCGAGGTAACAGAACCTCCGCCACCTACGACTATGTTTGCCGTCGCACCGAAGCCCCCGCCACCAGATAATGCAGTTGCATTGTAAGTCCCAGGCGTATAGCTAGAGCCGCCAGTCAAGGAACCGACCGTCTTCAGGCTATTCGAAACAACCGAAACGACGGTAGTATTAGCCGCGATGTTGGTGCCGGTGATGACCTGAAGCGGATCCGCCAGGGTGCTTGCAAAGTCTGCGTTTAACCCGACGCTCCCGCTCACCGTTGTGTAGTCGCCTACAAAGACCTGCGTACTTGGGATTGTGGTTGACTGCGCCATAATCGGATACGGGAAGACCATAGAGAAGTACCCGGCACTCCTGCGGGCCCCTAAAGCCTGGCCAGCGTCATACCATGCCCCAGAGCGGACGTTAAAGATCACCGCATCGTTGCATTCAGTTGACGTCCCTCGAGGATAAAACCACCAGATTTCACCAAACCTTGGCACCTTTGTCGCCCAGACCTTCTGCCTCTGCGAATAGTTAAGGTTGTCAAAGAAGTAGTTCTGGTTGAAGTCGTTAGGTATCTCCTTAACAGTCCCGCCGTAAAGCAGGAATCTGTCAACGCCACACCAATAATAAATCCCGTCGTACTCAATCGCAGACTGGCTAGACATAATAGAAGACTGCCCCGAGACCGTCTCATAACGCCAAAACTGAGGTGGGGTACCAGAACCGCCAATATAAGAGACGCGGATTAGACTATCCAGACTCCAGAACAGGCCAGAGGGGGAGTTGCTACCGCCTCGAACGGCCAGCCCCTGCACAATCTTCCCGGTGGCAACGTTAACCTCGTTCGCATCCAACCCAACCCAATTTGAAGGGTTACCGGCCGAGCAGTTTTTGAGGAATCCGTTGTTGCCGTAGACGAAGACGTAAGGATGCAGCGAGACCACGCCACCAGAGACGTCTACGTTGTTGTCAAACGTTGCTGTAACAGTTCCAGACGGGACAACCCTGCTAACGGTCACCGATGTAGTATTAACACCTAAGACAACCGTATCAGCCGGGACATTGGTGCCGGTCATTGTCTGGCCCACCCCAACCAACGGGTTCGCTGCTGCCAGGGTTACTACGTTCGTATTGTTGCCAGTAATAGAGGCAGTAAAAACGCCAATCTTGGACATCGTGGTGCCGTTAATGTCGCCAATCAGCACAGGCGTATTAACCGAACCATCAACCGCGGCAAGGTTCTGCCCTGGGTGAGCAACGATGGAGCCTACGCCGTTACCGCCAACGTCATAGAACCCATCAAACTGCCAGAGGTTGTTGGCGCTAGCGGTAAAGTTAGACAGCGTAAAGTTCTGAACACCCTGGCCGTTTCCGTTGTTGTCAATCACCAGCTCCTGCAGGCCACCGCTGTAGCCCGAGAAAATTTGGTTGATACCGTTCGTGGCGTTGGACCACATCCCTCGAGAGGGCCCGGTAAGCTGGTCAGAGAGCATTCGGTATCCGCCAATCTTACGGGGTCTGCCGCGCTGAAACCTTACCCAACGCCCATCGGTGTAGAAGTTTTTATCGAAGAGCGTTCCGTCGCGCTGTACGCCTGGCTGAGTATCTAGAGAAAAAACCTTCTTAGTCATCTCAGAATACCCCGCCAGATACCCCGCCCGTGAATGTGCCGGATCCGCTAATCGTTAGCCCGGTTGCACTAAGACCAAACCGCTTGATACCAAGTATAGCCAGGCCAATCTCCCCGGTGCCAACGTAGTACATCCCGGTTGAGGCCTCCGACAAGAAGGACAAAGAGGGCGAACCCACTGATCCACTTACAAGCGAAACCGATGAGCCCCCAACAGCGATCGTGGAGGCGTTGAACAGGTTCACTGAGTCACAGAGCAAGATAACCTGCTGGCTGCCAGGAACCGAGACAGTTGCAGCGCCGGCGGCCCCAGTCGTAAAGGTGATTGAGGAGCTTGACTGATTTGTAATGTAGTAAACCTGGATCGTCTGCGGCAGCACCACCGTTACAGGGTTAACAATCGTCCCGGTGTATTTCTGAATGACGTTAGCGGCCTCGGTGGCGGACAGGGTATACGTCCCCTCAGAGACCGCCTTCGTCAACTGCGTAAAGTTAAACTGAGTGCTCCTGCCCAGTCCAACAGTAAAAAAAACGGCCCCAGAGCAGCAAATCATGCACGAATCACTGGGAGCCAAAGAAATCGAATTTGCGCCGTCAATCAACTGGCCAGAACTCGGTGCAACAGAAAGGTTGCCACTGCCACCGTTACGAACCAAGATAAACCAGTCATTGCCAAGCGTAACAGCCGAGGTAAGCGTTAAGGTCCCTGAGCCACCCGTCCAGACAAAAGTATCCGCCCTGTCTGCCGCAACCGCTGTATAAGCGTTAGAGAATGTGTTGACTTGATGCGCAGCATTAAGCGTAGAGGAGATCGCCTTGATACCGTACCCGGCAAGCGTGGCGGCATCAGCGTTAGAAGACCCCACACCAAAGGCAATAGAGCCCCAGGTTCCGGCAGCCGTCGTGTTCGTAGTGATGTATATGTAACGAGCCTGCCCAGCGGCGATCGTAGCCACCGCCCCACCCGCGTTGTCCACTACGTTAAAAGAGTTTGCGCCGGTGTTACGGATTAGGCTATCTTGACCAACAGAGGCCTGGTTCGCGGCGGGGAGGGTGATTGCCAGCCCTGCAGTGGTCGCAGAAACGTCCATGATGCGGGCAATCACGTCACCCGCGGCGTTACCATTAACCGGCCAGGAAAGCGTCGTATTAGCCGTTAGAGAGATGCTGCGGTAGGAGACGTCGGTAGGCTGAATGACGTCGCCGGTGAACGGGCTAATAAAACTCATTATGAATCCCTCACAATTGCTTGACGGTCACCGATCCTGGCAACGTCCTCTGTTTTGAGCGTGGCGATTACCCGATCGTACTGCGCCTGCCACATCGGCATCCGTTCGTCATTCTTCAAAAACGGCATCGCCTGCAGCAAACTACCGTACAGCATTGCCTGGGGAGCGTACTGAGTAAACCAGTTTGTTTGATTTGTAACGTCTAGGGGCTGCACCCGCTCGTAGTACAGGACCTCGTAGTTGTAAGCTAAATCTGGGGTCGGCGCCACCAGCCAGTGCGTATAGTCGTAATCGCAGTAATATACGGGCGTATCCCTCTGAGTAGCGTTAGGCCAGTAATTCCTCAGATACTCGTACTTACGCAAGAAAACCGGCTGACGCTGGCTGTTGTCAATAAGGTTAATGGATACAGTTTTGCGCCACCTTGCCGGCTTAACGATAATAGGCTCGCCGACGTTCATCGTGCTAGTAACAACCGTCAAGTTACCCAAGAACTGGATTTCCGCAGAGATAACCTGCTCCGCCAGCATGATGAAGGTCGGGATCTTTTCAATCGTGGCCGTGTCCGTGCGCTCCAAATAAGAGGAGATGTCGGTCACCAAACTTGCATACGTCATCTCAACGGCCATGACACTTCCTTATCTTGAGGCTACGCCCTTGTGCTTCTCAAAACTTCGCATCCCGCCAAACCCAAGCAGCCCAGCAAGCAGGGTCATGAGCTGCTCAACCTGAAGATCAGGGGGCGGAGCCAAACCTGCAGGGATCCATTCTACTCCCTGCCCAAACGCCCAAACCCATTGCATTAAGGGGTACCCGAGGAATTGGTAAGCGAGGCCAAGCACCCCAATCCAACCGACAGCAGGGCGCCAGCCAGAGACAAATAGGCTACTACTCGCCGCTTCAATCTTATTGACATCAACTTGCGCGAGGTCTGTAGTCTGGTCAATGCGCTTTTCCTCAAGGTCCAGTTTCCGGTCTTCCAGCGCCATCTGGAGGCGTTCTTTATCCGTCGTGACGAGGTCCCCCGCAATTTTCCCAACTCCTTCAATAATAGAGCCAATACCAATCAGATCCATTATTTAAGCCCTTTCAGAGTACGGTTGATCCAGCCCAACAGGAATTTAGATTGCGTCTTGTTTTTGTTGCAAATATCGGCGTAACGAGTGATTTTCATTAGTGCGTAGGCTTTTTTGAACGCCTCGCCGTCAATATTATTGAATTTCTGCAGCGTGACATCGCCAACTGTGCCGTCTGGAGTGGCCCCAACAATCAACTGCGCCAACTTGACCGCAATCTTTATCCCGGTATTTACGCCGAAGTTAAAGAGGTTTTCGGCAACAACTTGGTTCGCAATTTCATCCCCTCTGATACGATCCCAAAACTCAACCTTATAAAATTTGCGAACCATCCCAGTAAGGAGCGGATTGTCGATAGCGCCATTGTCAATGAGGTTCCAACCCGGCCATCGAGGATTTGGATTTCGCGCAATCCCAGCATATGTCATTCCACCGGTGTCACCCGGAACAGTATGTAAAACGTAACCGCCTTCATCGACGATCATCTTCTCAAAAGCAGGATTGAAGTCAGCCATTTTGCTTGTCCTTCATCTTGTTGATTATCTCAAAGGCCGTTTTGACCTTCTCCTCAAGTACAGCAACCCTCAAGTCAAGCTTTGACAGCACAATAATGAGCGTGACAAGGCCCAGCAACACCGGCCAGGCTTTGAGGAAAAGTTCAGCAATTTCCATGTCCGCCCTTTAATTTGGCCCCGGCAGATCACCACCAGGGCCCTGTTCTTACTCGTCGCCCTCTTCGCTGTCCTCTTCGCCGTCTTCTTCAGCTTTGTCTGCGATCTCAAAATGAGCAGATATCTGAGCATCAAACAAACGGGTCAAGGTGTACTCATTGATGCCATTCTCGGCGGCAACAGCGAACGAAACAGAAAACAAAGAATTCAAGGCCTCGAGCGGCGTTGAACCATCAATAACCTCAATGATCAAATCGTCCATGAAAACCCCCTAAAATTGATTGGGCAAGCGCCCGAGGAGATTTTACACCAAGGAAAACTCACCCCTGGAACTTTAATATGATCGTCACAAGCAGGCCAATAATAGCCCCGGCGCCTGTAATAAATACCTGCTCAAGCCGCTTGATTCGTGCGTGAACCCCTCGCATCTCTTTCTCAATACCCTCATACCTGACGGCGCACACATCAACGTGGGCATCAATTTTGTGGTCAATGTCGGATACGGTAACCATATTAGTCAACCTATGGAACGGTTATTAAATCATAGCTAGGGGTTGCTGCAGCCACAGATGTACCCCTACTAGCATCAAGAAGATTTGATGTGGTAAAAGAAAACGCCGGTGATGTAAAGGTGGGGGTCAGAGTGCTTAAAGTCTGTGATGTGCTTGAATACGTCACCGAGGTCCCCCCAACAGAATAAGTCCCAGTCAAAGACCCGTCAGTTGGAACGGATAGGATGAACGAATAATCGTTGCTCGTAGAGGTGGGCGAGCAAAGCGCATAAATTGTATTGGTTGCGGTGTTTACGGAAATTGACCTAATTAAAGAATTGACCCCTATAGAGACACTTCTTTGCCAAACCAAGTTGCCACCGCTATTAACCTTTACGATAACGCCGTTGGTTGAAGTTCTACCGCCAATATATACGTTTGAAGAATTGTCTACGGCAACGCACGCCGCACTGGTAGTTGCTGACAGAGTCCTTGCCCAAATCAATGCGCCGGTGCTTGCATTTAACTTGACAACAACAAATAAAGAGCTTGTTGTGTACTGCCCGACAACATAAAGGTCAGTGTTTGACTCAACACAAGCGACCGGAAGAATGACAGAAGAAAGCGTCTTCCACAAAATTGAAAAGCTTGAGTTGGTTTTTATTATTGAATTAGAAGTTAGACTTGATATATACGCAGAGTCGGAGCTGCCAAAACCTATAAAATTTACATTTATATCTGTGTTGTTGTAGTATCTTTTTGCTGTTACAGCGCTGTTATATATCCTAAGGAAATGGGTGCGAACAGTGGCCCCGCCGCTTACTGTGGTCATATAACCGGATGCGTATACAGAACCGCCATTTGAAATAGTTAGCCCCTCAAGCAACCCGTTAGTTGTAATTGATCTTGAGGATGCTACGCTTCCGTCGCTGTTCAAGACAACAAATAAAGGAATATCGTTGGGGTTAAAGTATCGCCCAACAACGTAAATTTCAGTTGGCGATACGGTTTTAATTTCGTAAGAAGTAAACTGGAGCCCGCCGGTGGTAATTGTCTCTTTCCATGTCGCGCTGCCGTCAGAAGCCGTTTTAATAACCAGACCAAAGCGACCAACGCTATATAGGTTGCTGGTTCCATCAAATGATGTTTCGTTAAGGTATTTCCCGACTTTGGCTATCCAGCTGCTTCCAGAGATTGCAGTTGTTTGATAGAAGCCGCCAAACCCTCGGGTGGACGCGGCACCTAGCGTTGCAATTACAGGCATGATTAGGCGAACCTGGTCTGGGCAGCCAATACCGTGTACGAGGATGGCCCTGTACGGATGATGGTGTAGCTGTAGACGTCGATGCTGTTTGCGTTGCCCGTTGTAGGAGCAGTTCCACCCTGCCACCTCAATGCAGCAGGGGCCACGCCGTCAATCGTCACCCCGGTGTTGTAGGCGTTCGTCACCGCACCAGTCTGCACAAGAACGGCAACCGTTACCGACTGACCCTCGCTCATAAAAGAACTTAGTGGGGTCCCGCTACTCGCACGGAAGTTAAGCGTCCAGGTGCTTGTGGTGGCCGTGTTGTAGAAGATTACCGACTGCGTGGAAATGTCGATATTAAGAGCGCCAGACGCCGCAGAACCCGTAACCGTGCAGATCTCGAGTGCATTGTCCAGGATCATGGACGGGGCGCTACTTGAACCTGCAAATGTCTGCGTGGCGGTGAAGGTCCCGGCATTCGCAAACCTAGGGACCACTGTGGTGTCAATCGCCACGCTGCCGGTGCTTGTAATTGCCGTGAAGTCCATCCCATTGCCGGCGGAGACGCTCGTAACAGGATTGGCCCAGGCAAACGCGCTGCCGGTGTATTTGAGGTAGCTAGATACCGTGGGGGCGTCGATGAAGATGGTTGTGCTGGCCGCGCTCTGATAAGGGATCCTGTTAGCCGCACCGCCAGAGAGATTGGCCACCGAGGTCACCGCGCCTGGCGTTGTCCATGCGGGAATCTGGGCCGATGTTAGTGTCAGTACTTGTCCAGAACTACCTGCAGTTAGGAATGCCGTCGTGTTCGGTGCAGACTGATAGACGACAGCGCCAGCGGTACCGCCAGAGAGGTTTGATGCTGAGGTTGCAGCCCCCGCCGTGGCCCATGTAGGAACGCCGCCAGAGGACATTGTGAGGACGGTGCCGCTAGACCCTGCAGGAACGAACGTGGTAGCGCCAGCGCCCGATTGGTAGGGCATGGAGCCAAGAGCCCCGCCAGCTAAGTTTGTTGCCAGGCTCGCGGTCCCGGTAAGCGATGCAGTAATGGTCCCGGCAGAGAAATTGCCCGAGGAGTCCCGCTTGACGATTGCCGAGTTCGTGTTTAAGTTTGTCGGGGTGATCCAGGTCGGGGCACCGGTGCCGTTAGAGCTCAACAGATCGCCCGTGGTGCCTACCGCAGTGAAGAGGTAGGTCGTGGCCCCACCGTATGCAATACCGCCCTGGGTGAGCGTCTGGATGCCTGTGCCGCCGGTGCTTACCGCAATGGGGTTGGTTGCGGCCGCCTTCGTTGCGATTGTCTGCAGGTTGCCGGCGGTGTCCTTATAGAAAAGCTTTCCGTCTGTAATGTTGATGGCAAGCTCACCCGCCGCCAGGTTTGTAGTAGACGGTGTGGCTCCGCCGTTGGCACTGTAATAGAGCTGGATCGGGGTGAAGGTTGCCTGGGCCATGTTTACACCACCGGCCAGACGATGTTGAAAGGATCAGCCTGAGTTGTAATGTCCCGCAACGCTTGCCGGTAAGTTGCCCACGCCGCCTTGTCAACGGGTGAGTCCAATACCTGGGTCCAGTCGGTGTCTTTGAGCATCTGGTTGCGCTGGGTACGGATCACTTGCCACTGTGTCACTACGCGCTGGTCAAGCTCCTCTTGGGTGAGTGGCTCTACGTCAACGATACAGCACATATCGTCATGCAGGTGAGGCGCGGCTGGTACTAACTTCTCTGTTGCGTGGTCGTAGGGTTTCCATGCCGATAGGATGTAGTAGCCCTCGGACTTGATCCAATCCACAGACGGCCCACGCTCACCGAACGAAGTGTTTGGGAACCACTCAGTGTGGTCTTTGATGATGAGGTCTTGGTTAGCGATTTGCATGGTTACCTCGTTGGGAATGGTGCTGTTGGCGAGGCAGTAATTGTACGGCCCACGCCTTTAGTGATACGAACGTCTTGGAAATAACCATTTACCGTGCCGCCAGCCAATGGAAACGCATAGTCTGCAACAGCAAACGGGTTTGCAGTGCCGTAATTGTTGGAATCAACATAAGTGGATCCAGTTTGTGTGCCGTTAATATACATTCTTGTGTTTCCGCTGGCTTTAGATACGGCAACATAATTCCAAACGCCTGAAGCCAAAACACCCCCCGTAATTCGGTCGGAGCTATTAGTGTAATAACGCAATCCCCCGCCTGTTACGCAATAAATATGCGGAGCAAACCCAGCCCCGCTAACGTTGGTCAACATACTTGCCAAAGTAATACTTGTTGGTGGTGCCGCGTTTAAGTAAACCCAAAACTCAATAGTCCAATCCCCGGTTCCCAAACCAAATGCAGTTGATGGAGGAATGCTTAACGAAGAACTTGCGCCATTAAAGAAAATACTACTTGGGTTCCACTGTTTCTGAGCGGTGCTGACCTGAGCGTTACTTACCGTAGTCACATCGTTCTGCACGGCGGCGTCGTAGATCCCTGCGTTGGCCATGTTGAGCAGGAGACTGGCCGGTGCTAGGAAGGTCGTGTTGACGTTGGTGGTGCTTGAGTAGCTTGCTGCACTCGCCGGTCCTGTCGTAGATATTGGTGCAAGCGTGGGTGGGGTGAATGCTCCGGTGTAGACTGCGGTGCCTTTGACAACACGGAAATTGGAAATATACCCGTTGAAACTAGACGGGCTATACAAAGGGGAGCTTCCTATCCGAGGCACTGGCGTGTCAGAAAAATTATTTGCCTTTGTAAATGTCGCGCTTACCACTCCATTAGAAAATAACCGAACTGTTGTTCCGCTTCTAGTAACAGCAACATGATTCCAAACATTATAGTTAAGAACAGTTGATCCCAAATTAAAACCGCCGTCAGTATAGAAGTTTAACTGATATCCTATACCAGTCGGATTCAAGTTAAACACAAAACCCGTGCTTGTTGCGCCAGATGATCTTAACTCAATAAGCACATCGTTGTTTGCGTTAACAACAGGCGTATTTATCCAGCATTCAATCGTAAAATCACCAGTGCCAAATGCAAAAGCCGTATTAGATGGTGCTGTCAAATAATCCGTACTACCATTAAAGTAACCGCTCCCACCATACAGCGCAGTGGTGTACGATGCCGTTGGGGAGAACGGCTGGAATGCTTGGACGGTTGGGGTGCCGTTTACCGTGATTGGGAAAGGCTGACCACTGTTTGCTATGCCGTTGTCAATGAAACGGTTGGATTGGCAAGTAAGAAGAGAGGTCTGCGTTCCAGTAATGGCGGCAGATGGGTTGCCGTTTACGTTTGCTGATTGTATTCTTGTGAGAGGGGTTGTTGATGGGGTAAATCCCGTAGTGTATACAGCGACTCCTTTTACAAATCTAAAATTAGATACGTACCCCACCCAAAGGGCAGCACCAGCCAAGCTGCCAGCCCCAACTACCGCTT